GGAAGGTTAAAAGGCCGTCACGAGATGTCATCATAGTAACGGTAGCATAAAATTGCGGTTTGTGGGCAGGACCGGCTGAATGATAAGATTCAGCTGGAATAGTTGTAGAGTTTCGTATGGCCCACTCAAGGACGAAACCTATATAATTTAACATAGCGTTAAAAGTTAGACTTGTATTATTAGCGTAATAATTAATCTTCTCCATAGGAGTTTTAAAACCCACCATCCCTCCCAGATTGCTTTGATATCGTAAAAAAAAATCAACATTTGCTTTATCAGTAATGTTAAAAAACGAAGATTCGAAACCGAACGTTAAGTTCATATTGAATGTAAGCCATCTGCAACTCGACTAAGAAAAGTTACATTGTTAACTGGAATGGTAGAAAGATCATAGGTAAATAAGTACTTAGAATAGTCTCTAAGAAAAGACTTAAAGTAAGTTGCTTCTTCTCCAGGAACAAAGTCACACATACCTGAGGCAGCACTAATTATGCTTATACGCTGAGTTATATCACGATCTTTTTCAAGAATGTAACAAACAGAGGTAGCAATTTTAGACCACCTGGGTTCACCAGTAAACATTTCCCAATGAGGGTTATATCTAAAGGTTGAGCCTAGGAATTCTAGACCTGATATGGTGTCAAACTGTGCTGTAAATGCAGACATTTTGACTGTTAGACCAAATTCTAAATAGGTGCGTATAAAGTAATCTTGATACCATTGTTTCTGTTCTTCAGGATCTGTGATGTGGTTAGGAGCCCAGTCGTCAAGACATTGGGTTGATAAGTCATCATCACCATAAATAGAAAGAATTATGAAATCGACAATCTGTTCATACTCTGGCATATGACCATGTTTATCATAAAACATAGAAATATACATATAGAATTTAATCATTATGTGACCTAGTGTGTTATCACTAGTTGTTTTTCCGCTTCCGGAGGGATTTCCAACTTTACGTCGGATTATTTGACCATTGAAAAGACAACAGTACGGTTCAGAAACAAACTCGTCAATGTAGTTATGATACATAAGTTCATTATCATTCATTTGACCAAAGAGTCTTTTTCGTACTTCATACACGTCGTGCATTACAGGCATCTTTTTATCCCAACCACTTATGTCAGCCATTGAGGTCAACATTCGCTTACCAGAATTTCGAAAGAAATGCTGATGTGCTTCGGCAAGTTGGTTTATACCACCATATTGTTTAACTAATCCATATCTGGACCAATTACGTTTAAAATTAGTAGCAGAAGCTACCATATGTTTATCCTGGTTATCGTAAAGCAATTTCTGCTTCATTATTAAGGAAGTTTCACCACAAAAGAAGGCTCGCATTTTGCGTGCTTTGACTTCTTCGGAAGGTAAAAACTCGATCTTACCAGTTGTGCCAAATATAGGGACATGGAGTGATGCTACTGCAGATTTACCGGTAGGTGTGTTTAAAAACTCACCTTTATCTTCAAAATGGCGGCCTGTGGCGGGATTAACTATCCGCTGCCATGGGACACCATTAGAAGAATGAGGGTTAAAATCTACATTTGTAGTAGAACCTTTATGTCCAATAATTGGTAAAAACATATTGAAAGTAAAATCTTTAGCTAAGGACCACATAGAATTAGAGGGCTTTACCATTGGAAAATCGCATTTTTCGATTGCACCAATATAACGGGATACGTTATTGATGGCACTTTCGTGTTGACACATTTCCAACATACGCTGATGTTCAGGGTATTTTGAGATAAAATCGCTAATAAAGGGATCCATTACCATTGGTTTACTTTGAGGTATTTTATTTTGACAAATAAGTGAGGTACCTATATTTTCAATATATTGAAATTTATATTTAGGGGGGTTATCTAAGTCATGAGGTTTAAAAGTTTCAAGGACGGAACTATGAAACTGAGGGACGTCTTTAACGAGCGGCCCTACGCTCGAGCCAGAAAATCCGACTCGAAGGAAAAACCTCGTGACTCATGATATAAAACACTCTTAATGTGATCCCAATCTAATAGTTCAAAACAATTTCGAATACCTACAGATCCAAAGTGTAAACCAAGTAAATGTCCGGCAGAGTCAGTTATAGGAGCTCCACAAGTACCTACAACAGAGTTGTAAGTAGACATCTTCCAATTAGGATCAACTGAACTAGTTTCAATTATACTTGAAACAGATCCAGTACAACACTTAAATTGTTTAGGAATATGTTGAGTTACTTTAATTTGACCAGGGATTATATCGGCATATTGAAATGGGGATATATTAGGTAATGATATGTTTAGGGCAACAATATCTTTTCCGACAGAGGCTACGCCAATGTCGTTAATATGAAAGTCACCAATATGACCATTATGAGAATGTAATGAAAAATCCTTAATCCATTTAAACGAATGTTTATTGGCGCATAAGAAATCAGATTCACCATGTTTAACACGAAAACCATGACAATACAGATCTTCAGCTGGTTTGACTCCTATAGGACAAAAAAATAACAATTTCTTTTCAGGAATTGTTTCCATAATTTGTGTTCCAGGGATCATAGCTTCATGAACTAATGGTCTAGTACCTTCGAAATACGCTTTAATTATAAATTTATGAGTAGAAATGTCCATACTTTTTAGGTTTGGAAATATTTCTTGTAGACTAGTTCGTAATTGTTTATCAGTCATTCCATTCATTCGTGCAAGACGATCTTCAGGAATTTTTGTTGAAACTTTACGACCTAATTTACTCCATTCATCATAGGTAAGTGTACTCTTAGTTTTTCCAAGTTCTGCTATTCTTTTAGACAAAGTTTTAGGTCTTGTTCGGACTTCTTTCTTGACTATTGGATTAGGGTTTGGAACTAAAGGTTGAACCACTGCTGGTACCTGAGGTACTACTGGGGTATTTGGGTTAGACCTTGCGCGTTGAGCAGCGAGGGGCGTGCGTGGCGGGCGAGGTAATGGTGTAAGATGTGTAATCGTTACAGGTTCCACAACTTTCTGACTCTCATAATAAGGTTGTACAAAAGTTTTTAGAGGGTGAGCATA